GTGTTTCGTTACGCTTTTTCAAAAAGCGGGAAAACCATACCCCCTAAAGGGGGTATCAGGCGGAAAGGGGAGGAAGAAAACGCGAAATCGCCCACGCCGAAAAAGCGAAATCCGGCAGGGCGGGGCGAACCGGGCCAGCGGCACAAAAGGAGGTGCAGCCGGTGGCGGAGAAAAAAGGGGCCGGAAAGGCCAAAGCAGGGGCGGCCAGTAAGGCGGCGAAAGCACCGACGGCCCTGAATACAGTCCCGGAGTGGGCCAGCACCACGGCGGTGGCCAAGCTGCTGGGGAAAACCACCCGGCGGATCCAGCAGCTCACCCAGGACGGCGTGCTGGAAACCGAGGTGCCGCCCGGCGGCGGCGCCCGAAAATATAAAACCTGCGAAACGATCCAGCGTTATATTGCCCACATCGAGCAAAAGGCCCAGGAAACGGCGGCGGCCAGCTCCACCGCGGAGCTGAACCTGCGGAAGCTGGAGGCGGAGGTGGAGCTGAAAGAAAGCCAGGGCCAGCTCCACAAGCTGAAAACCGCCATTGCCGAGGGAAAATACATCAAGGCCGAGGAGGCCACCAGGGATCTGGCGGACTTCATGGCCATGTTTAAGAAATTCGCCATGAACATTCCACCCCGCACTGTGAAATCCATAGCCGGATATGCAGACCCACAAACGGCCAGGGCTATGGAAAAGGCAATGCGCAAGGAGCTGGAGGACATGCTGGCCGTATTCGTTGACGCGGCGGAGATCGGACCGGAGGAGGCGGAGCCATGAGGCCGTACAGGGTAAAGCCGTACACGGTGCCGCCGTGGATCCACCGGGCGCTCCTGTCCCTGCGGCCAGCGGAACGCCTGCCGGTTTCCAAATGGGCGGAGAAATGGCGGGTCCTGCCTGACACCAACGCCATACCGGGACCATTCCGCAACAGCGTGACCCCGTATCTGGCGGAAATCATGGACGCCTTTTCCAACGAGGATGTGGAGCGGATCGTATTTGTGAAACCCACCCAGGTGGGAGGCACCACGGCCCTGGAGAACATGCTGGCCAGCGCGGTTGACCAGGACCCGGCGCCGGCCATGATCGTCTACCCCTCCGACAAACTGGCGGAGCGGACGGTGGAGGCGAAGCTGGAGCCGATGATCCGGCAATGCAAACCGCTGGCGGCCAAGTACCGGGAGGCGGAAAGCCAAAAACTAAAGCTGAAATTTGAAACCATGTTTGTTTTCCTTTCGGGGGCAAACAGCCCGGCCTCCCTGTCCTCCACCCCGATCCGGTATCTGTTTCTTGACGAAGTGGACAAATTTCCGGGCGCCTCCAAAAAAGAGGCGGATCCGGTTTCCCTGGCCATTGAGCGCACCAAGACCTACACCACAAACCGCAAGATATTTATGGCCTCCACCCCCACGCTGAAATCCGGCCATATCTGGAAAGCCAAGGAGGAGGCGGAAGCGGAAAAGCATTACTTTGTGCCATGCCCCCATTGCGGGGAGTACATCGAATTTGTATTTGCACAGCTGAAATGGCCGAGCAAGGACGATGTGCCGGACAGCGCCGAGCGGGCGGAAATGGCAACCTATGTCTGCCAAGCCTGCGGGGCCGTGATCACTGACCAGGACAAGGGGAAGATGCTGGCCGCCGGCAGGTGGCAGACGGTCCGGCAGACCGCCGCCAGGCCCTCCGGCGTGGCCTATTGGCTGAACACCCTGTACTCCCCTTTCACGCGGTTTTCAGAGATTGCCAAGGAGTTCCTGCGGTGTAAGGATGACCCGGAGCTGCTGCAAAACTTTGTCAACAGCTGGCTGGCGGAGCCATGGGAGGACACCAAACTGCGGACCAATGCGGAGCTGGTGCTGGAGCGGCAGACCGAGGTGGAGGCATACGCCCTGCCGAAGTGGGCGAAGCTGATCACCGCCGGCATAGATGTGCAGGAAAATTGCCTGTACTGGACGATCCGGGCCTGGGGCGATTACATGACCAGCCAGAACATTGCCCACGGCCAGGCGCTATCCATGAACGAGGTGGCGCAGATCATGAACACCGAGTTTATACACCCGGACGGGCAAAGGCTTTTGGTGTCGCTGGCCCTGATGGACAGCGGCGACCAGACCGAGGAGGTTTACGAGTTCTGTGCCCTAAATGCGGACTGGGTGCTGCCGTGCAAGGGCGTACCCACCATGCTGTCCCACTATCGCCTGTCAAAAGTCAACAAGGCCGGCAGCAATGCCTACGGCATGGACCTGGTGCTGGTGGACGGCGGGAAGTACAAGGACATGATCGCCGCCCGCATGAGGAAGCCAAACGGAAGCGGATCCTGGATGGTCTACAAGGACTGCGATCTGGAATATGCGGAGCAGGTCACCGCAGAGCATAAAGTGACCGAGCGGGCCAACGGAAAAGTGGTGCAGAAGTGGGTGCCGAAAACCACCCACGCGGACAACCACTATCTGGACTGCGAGGTGTACGCCGCGGCGGCGGCAGACATGCAGGGCGTCCGGTCCCTATACCTGCAAAGCCAGGAGCCGGAGAAGCCCAAGAAGCCAAAGCCGGAGCCTGCACCGACCCCGGAGGAAAGCTGGATCCGGCAAAATGAGAGCTGGGTATAAAAACGGGAGGACGAAATGGAAAATACACAAATGAAGCCGGCGGAACTGCTGGAGCAGGTCAATAAGGCCATTGCGGCGGTGCTGGTGGGCGGCCAGTCCTACAAGATCGGCAGCCGGTCCCTGACGCGGGCGGACCTGTCCATGCTGAAAGCCATGCGGGATGATCTGGAGGCCCAGGTGGCGGCGGGGACCCCCTCCCACTTGCTGGATCGGACCTTTGTGGCCTACTTTGACGGGAGGTGACCGTGCCGCATGGGATTTTTGGACAACATCATCACCGCAATTTCGCCGGAAAGGGGCTACCGGCGGGAGGCATGGCGGCAAGCCCTGGAGGAGCTGCGGGGATATGACGCGGCCAGCCATGGGCGCCTAAATGCCGGGTGGCGGGTTTTCAACGAAAGCGCGGAATTAACAGACCGTTACAGCCGGGATGTGATCCGCGCCCGCGCCCGCGACCTGGAACGTAACAGCGACATTGCCCAGTCCGTGATCCACGCTTTTCGGCGGAATGTGATCGGGAAAGGCTATAAGCTCCAGGCAAAGACGGAAAGCGAGCTGCTAAACGACCAGCTGGACAAGCTGTGGAAGCAATGGTGCCGCAAGGAAAACTGCGACATAACCGCGTCCCAGTCTTTCACCCAGATCATGCGCATGGCCGTAACGCGGAAGCAGGTGGACGGCGGGATCCTGTTCATCAAGCGATACACGAGGGGCGGCCTGGTGCCGTTCAAGCTCCAAATGATCGAGGTGGACGAACTGGACACCACCGCCTCCATCCCCAGGCACAAGGGCAACACCGTGGTGAGTGGGATCGAGTACGACCCGGCCCGCCGGGCGGTGGGCTATTTCATCCAGCAGTACGATGTGGAGGGCTGGAAGCTGACCACCCCGGTGTACATCGAGGCCAAGCATGTGATCCCGTACTGGACCAAGCACCGCCCCAGCCAGCTGCGTGAGGTTTCGGACCTGTCCCCCACCATTACGCGGGTACGGGACACAAACGAATTTATCACCGCCGTTTCCGTCAAGGAGCGGATCGCGGCCTGCCTGGCCGTGTTCATTAAGCGGGCAACCCCTACGGGCGGATTTGGCCGCGGCGGCGTGGTGGCTGGCGGGGACCGGGTGACCTACGAGGGCAAGAGCCTGACCCCCGGCATGATCAAGGAAATGAATGTGGGGGACAGTATCGAAACCGTGGAGCCGAAAAGCGCGGGATCGGACGCCTCCCAATTCCTGAAAATGCAATGGCGCTTGATCGGCGCCGGACAGGGCATGAGCTACGAGGCCACCAGCCGGGACATGTCGGAAAGCAATTATTCCAGCGCACGGCAGGGAGCGAATGAGGATGAAGCCACATTCGCGGCGGAGATCGAGCTGCTGTCCGAGATCATGAGCGAGATCTACGAAACTTTTGTCATTTCCTGTTATCTCGCCGGGCTGATCAACCCGCCCGGATTTTGGGATAAAAAGGCGGATTACCTGGCGCACAAATGGGTGCAGGCACCGAAAAAATGGATCGACCCGGCCAAGGAAACCACCGCCACCAAAACCGCCCTGGCAACGGGCCAAAAGACATTCCAGGATGTCGCAGCCGAACAGGGTAAGGACTGGAAAGAGGCCGTGGACGAAATGGCCGAGGTCCTGAAATATGGCCGTAAAGCCGGCATTGAGATGGGAGGTGTAATTTATGGCCAAGGAACAGCAGCACAGCAGAACACCGGAACCCAGGGACAAGAACCAGGGAACCAGGAGCATGGGGCAAATTCTGGCCCGACAGGAGGAGGGGCAGGACAGCCGCCGGAGGACAATTAGCTTTTCCAGTGAAGCGCCATACCGCCGCTATTTTGGCATGGAGATCCTGGACCATGCAGAGGGCGCCGTGGACCTGGGGCGGCTGAACAGCGTGGGGGTCCTGCTTTTCAACCATGATGTGGACAAGGTGGTGGGGCGCGTGATCCGCGCCTGGCTGGAAAACAACCGCGGCATGGCAGAGGTGGAATTTGACACCGACGCAGACGCGGAAAAGGTTTTCAGCAAGGTGCAGAGCGGGACCCTGAAAACCACATCGGTGCGTTACAGCGTGGACAGCTGGGAGGAGGTGCGGGCCGGGGCCACATCGGCAGATGGACGCTTCACCGGCCCCTGCCAGATCGCCAGACGGTGGACACCCCTGGAGATCTCCGTTGTTTCCGTGCCGGCGGACGCCACCGTGGGCGTGGGCCGATCCAGCGAAAGCACAGACACACCGGACCTGTCCGCATACGAGCGGCAGATCCAAATCAATCAAAATACTTTTAGGAGGTAAAGAGCAATGACCATTCAGGAAATGATTGCCAGACAGAAGGCGATTGTGGACGGTGCCCGGAAAGAGGGCCGTGGCCTGACCCGCGAGGAGCAGACGGAGTTTGACCAGATCCAGGGAAAGATTGACGCCGCCCGGAACGCGGGAGGCCAGGACGGGAACCAGGGTGGCGGAGAACCCCCTGCGGAGGGCAACCGCGGCGCAGGAAATCCAGGCGGCGCGGAGGGCGAGGGCGGAAACGATGACGCAGCCCGCCAGGCGGCGGTGCAGGCGGAACGCCAGCGCAACAGCGACATTGTGGCCCTGTGCCGGCAGGTGGGCATGGATCCGGCGGAGTACATCCGCGGCGGCCAGACCATGGACCAGGTGCGCCAGGCGGCGGTGGAGTTTATGATCGCCAACAACGGCCCCGTGGGCACCCGGACCGATGACGGCCAGGGCAATGAGTTCCGCAACGCGGCGGTGGACGCCCTGCTGCTGCGTGCCGGTGTGCCTGTGAGCAATCCGGCCAGAGAAGCGGACAGCCTGCGTGGCATGTCTGTGCGGGATCTCATGATCGAGTGCATGGCCCGGAGCGGCGAGGGGTCCACCACCTCCCTGCTGCGCATGGGCAAGAACGACCTGTGGGACATGGCGGTGCGCCAGTTCCTTTCCCCCACGGCCTCTTTCCCCGCTATTCTGGATCAGGCTATCCAGAAATCCATTGTACACCAGTACCAGCTTGTGCCCACCACCTATGACCTGTGGACCAGCAAGGGCAGCCTGCCGGACTTCAAGCCCAGCAAGGCCCATGAATACACCATCGGCGGCGGCCAGTTCGACAAGGTGACCGAGGGCGGAGAGCTGAAGCACAGCACCCTGGACACCAGCATGAACCCCCTGCGCAAGCTGGACACCTACGGGACCCAGTTCACCATGACCCGTGAGGCGTTCATCAATGATGATATTGGCTTTTTGTCCGAAATGCCGGGCCAGTACGCCCGCGTGGCAAAGCGGAAGATCAACAAGCAGGTGTATGAGGTCATCGTGAAGAACCCCGCCGTATATGACGGTGTGACCCTGTTTGAAGCCGACGCACACAAGAACCTGATCGCCACCGGCACCGCCCCCACCATTGAGAGCGTCCAGAAAATGATGATGAAGCTGCTGCGCCAGACGGATCCTTTCGGGGAAAGCATTATGGTACAGCCCAAGTACATCCTGGTGCCCGTGGGGTACGGTTTCCTTATGTCCCAGCTGCTTGAAACCGCGCAGGTGGATGTGGAGGGCATTGGCAGCCACACCGCAAACGCGCTTTACAAGTACCGGACCCAGCTCCAGGTGGTGGAGGAGGGCGCGATCAACGCCCTGGCCGGATCCAGCGCGGTGCCCTGGTACATCGTGGGCGATAAGACCACGGCCAAGAGCGTACAGGTGGACTACCTGAACGGCATGGAAACCCCCAGTTTCCGCCGGAGCGAAAAGGCCGGTTACCTGGGCTTTGTGTGGGACATTTGGCTGGACTGGGGGATCACCGTCATGGACTACCGGGGCATTGTCCGCAATAACGGCGTAGCTATTGCCGAGTAAGGAGGTACAGAGAAATGAACGCAAGATACTGGCAGAGAGGCGAAACCCTGGACTACACCGCCACCGAGGCCGTGACCAACGGCCAGGTGGTGAGCCTGGGAAATCGGATCGGCGTGGCCGGGAATGACATTGCGGAGAGCGCAACCGGCGCCCTGCATGTCACCGGCGTGTATGTCATGGACAAGAAAGCCTCCGAAAAGATCACCATGGGCACCCCTGTGTATTACGACACCACGGCGGACGAAATCACCGCCACCGAAAAGGGCAATGTCCCCGCCGGCTATGCCGCCGCTGACGCGGAGGCCAGCGACGCCACCGTGCTGGTGAACATCGGGGACCCGGACGGCGCCCCGGCCATCCACAACAGCCTGGCCCTGAAATGCACGGACGGCAAGGTGTACGACATTACCGTGGCCACCGGCGGCACCCTGACGGCTACCGAGCGGACATAAGGAGGGCGGGAGGCATGAAAAAGCTGATCGCCAAGCGCCCCGTGCTGTACCTGGGGCGGATGTACGACAAAGGGGACACCCTCCCCGCCAACGACCAGAAGATGGTCACCGCATGGCTGAACGCCAAGAGCGCGGCCTGGGATGGTCAGGAGGCCCAGGAAAGCCGCCAGGAGGCCCAGGAGAGCGCAAAACAGGCGGACGGGTCCCAGGATAGCCGGGGCCAGAACGGGGGACAGGAGGCCCAGGAAAACGGCCAGGGAGCGGAAATGGTGGAGGGCCACCTGGACCCTGACCAGCTGGCCACCATGAAAAAGGCCGGTCTGGAAAAACTGGCCGCCCGGCTGGGCGTGGATATTTCCGGTGCAAAGAACAACAAGGAACGGGCGGA